AGAACCAGTGTCCGGCTTAGTGGCTACAGCTACTGCAATGTTATTAAATTCTGTGTCTATCTCTGTCCCTTTAACAATCTTAGCAGGATTACCTGAAGGCAGAGAATCTTTAGTAGCAAAATTAGTAGTTTTAGTATAGTTAGACATCAAGAAACCTGTTTAGCTGAGAAGGAGAAAAGGAAAAGGGACTCCTCCCAATTAAGGAAGAAGCCCCTAGTTTGTAGCTTATGCGTCTACTGCGAGTACGAAGCCTGCGTCTGGGCGCAGAACCTTAGTGCCGTACAGAGTGTCAGCAGTGTACAAGGTTCCGAGGAACTCCTGCTTGTACTGAGTCTGTGAGCGAACGCCCTGCTGCTCTGCCAGAACATAAGTGTCCTTGTGCAGAAGCTGTGCAGCACGTACACCACTCTCAGGAGTAGCACAGTTAGTTGATACAAATACGTCAATGCCGTACAAAGTACCAATCTGACCGTTCTGAACACCACGACCATCTACGAAGTCAGAAGACTGGTAGCGGTCAATGCCCATGATAGCGTTACGCAGTGAAGGTGGGATTACGAAGCAACGGTTGTCCATAGGAACATCGGCATCGTCCATCTTCTGAATAAGACCACGGAAAGCAGCGTCAGAGAAAGCACCACACTCAGCAGCACCCTGTGCGCTGTATGCTTCCAAAGCACCTGAAGTTGGGTCAATCTGGAAGGAAGCACTGTGAGTCCAGTCGCTGCCATCACCGTTACCCAGAGACTTACCGAGGTTAGTCAGGTCAGTATCAACCTGACGAGCCAGAGCGTAACCAGCATCACCAGTGTAGAACTGACGGAGAGAAGCTAGAGCCTGAGTCTCAGTGATGTCTTCAATCATACGAGAGTACTCGAAGTGCTTGTCGATAACGACCTGTACTTCACCCTCAGTAGCATTTTGGATAGTTACCGCCTGACCTTCGACCTTAGCGTGAGCATCGCCACGAACAGGCTTAGGTACGTGGATAACGTCACCTTTCTTACCAGTCATGCCCAGAGACTTGACCAGAGGAGCCAGAACCAAGTTAGACTTGTATGCAGCAACAACTTCGTCACTCCAAATTTCTGGGATAAAAGTAGCAGCGCTAGTGTTGTCTACCGCACCGCCCATGTTGGGATATGTTGAATCAGTCATAATATAAATACCTATAAAAAGAGTTTAGTTAGCGGACTCTCTTCTCGGCATAGGCTCTAGTGATTTCATCAGATAAAGCTAAATACCGTTCTGGATTGTCCTGCATTAGTTTAATAATGTCTGAACGACGATATATCTTCTTCGCTCGCTGTTCCCCAGTTCCTTTGGTACTACCTGTAGAGGCAGTCTTAACAGCGGCCTTCCTAGTTTGCTTCTCGGCAGCTACAGTCTTAGCTACGGCACCCTGACGTTCCTTCCAGTTAGTAAAGAGTTCGTCAGCAGCTTCATAGTCATACTGCGTATCTGCTTGAGCAAAGAGCTGTGTTCTAATCTTAGAGGCTTTAATCCAATCAACAAACTTTTGGTCTTGTACAATATCAGTCATGTCGGGGTGACGTTTCTGAAGTTGTGTCAATGCAATAGTCCGTGCCTGTTCCTGTGTGGCAGCCTCAGCCTTCTTAATGGAAGGGTGATTAGCAATAGCTCTTTCGACAGCCTTGTCGGGGTCAGAGAAGAAATCAATATCTTCGTCTACAGTTTCTTGCTTTGGTGTAGTGGTGTCGAGTTGTGTCTGTATGTAACTATCAACGACTGAACGTAACTCCCCTACTTCTCCGCTTTGCTTCCCTAAGAGCTTCTCAGCTTCTTGGTGCATCCTTACAATCTCAGCGGTTGACTTTCCTTTGTACTTCTCGGGGATGTCCTCTTCTTGTGTTTCAGCTTCTTGGGTTTCTTCAGGAGTTGCCTCTTGTTGAGTTTCCTGTGTAATTTCCTCAAGGTTGCCTAGTTCTTCTTTGTCGTCTTCTTGACGCTCGTCTGGTAAAATTGTTGCCATTATTAAACTCCGTACCTTAGTATTATGGAGGTTTATATTATGTAAGGGTTCAACACACCTATGAATTTGCCTTACGTTCTTGTTGCAGTTTCTGCTCTCGTTTCTTGACCCAATTGTCGGAGTTAATACCATTCCGCTTTTCAGTCCAAGTCCCGAAGGTAGACAACTGCTTTACTGCTAGTAGACCACACTCATTGCAGTCTACTTCTTTAGTGTCGCTACTAACGAATCGTTCATTAGTATGTCCAGCTTCACATTTAAAATCAAACAGAGGCATCTTGTTCTTCAGCACCTAAGTTATCATATGCGTCCCGGACTTGCTCCTCTAAGTTTAGCAACGAAGCGATGACGTAAAGTTGTCCTTTCCTGAAGAAAAGGTCTTTATCATCCTTAGTTGCTTCTACTGAATTAATGCCTTGGGCGTTTGTAAGTAGGTCTTCCGTCAAAGTCTTCCAACCTTCAGTACGGAACATTGACAGCATATCTTCGTAGTATTTTTCTAGTTCTTTGTCTGTTGCATTCATTAACTGTTTCTCCTTAAAAGGACAGTTTGTTATAAGTTAAAGTACAAGTTAAAGTATACTCGACTGGGTATTCCCAATCCTTTAAAGTATACTATAGTATTATTATATCATACTTTTAAGCAAATGTCAAGAACTATTTTATCTTTTTTTACCTTTGTGCAGACCATGCTTGGCGTGTTGCTTGCCTTTAGCTGTGGCTTGTCGCTTCTTTTTGTTAGCTGCTGCTAGTTTCTTCTTACCGGCAGCGGTGGACTTCAGCTTGGCTATTGTGGCAGCCGGAGCGTATGCTTCGCCAGTTTCTGAGGATTTCTTACCACTAGCTGTACGCCACTTCTGCTTTGTCCACTTCTTCAAAGACTTCTGAGACTTTGCTAGCGCCATTACTTGTAACCTCCACCCTTAGCCTTGTATTCCTTGGCAAGCATCTGTGCCTTCCGTGCAGACCATTGTCCAGCCTTACCACCCTTAGTACCTGCCTTAATCTTGTTAAACAAGTTCTTACGCATAGTAGGTTTGGTGTAGTTACCCGCTTTGTTTACTGTAGATTTTTTAGTAGCCACTTCGAACCTTCATCTTGTTTTTCTTTTTGTTAGTAGTCGAGCGTTGACCACGCTTAGGCTTAGTAGGTGTTTTTGATTTGCTACAGCATTTACCTTTCTTCATCGTTACTTTCTCCTCGACTTAGCACCAGAGCATTTCCAGCGCTTGCGTGATAAGTTGTTAGGTGTATTAGGGTCATTCTGTTTCTTCTTAGGTAAGCGCTTCTTAATACCTAAACTACGAGCGCAGTAGCTATCTCCTTTGGAAGTGCCGGGTTTTACTCTAGCACCTCCGCCTTTGGCTTTACCTGCTTGCCCATAGCTTACCTTTTTACCGGAGGAAGTAACCTTAACCTTTGCTTTTCCCTTTCTTGGTGTTGCCACTTGCTTTCTCCTTATGAGAGTCTACATATAAGTTTACTTTTTCTTCTAGCTTGTCAATACGTTTATTGACTTGCTCCAATGCCGCGAGTCTCTTGAATGTTTTGTCGAAGGCTTGGTTGACTTCCTCTAATGCCTTGTTGAACTGGTACTGTGTTATCATTAGATTTATTTCCTTTTTGTTCTTCCTTAACGGCTACTTCACGCTCTTTAAGCAGTTGCTTAGAGATTTCAAGTCTACGCTTGAACTCTTTGTCGTCCGCATCTCCGGCATCTAGGTTAGCTGTTATAGCCTTAATGCGGTCAATCTCCAGCTCCTGCGGTACAGCCTGTGCTTCCGCAATAGCCTTAGCAGCGCGTGCCTGAGACTCTTGAGCCTGTCCGTTAAGGGCAGCAGTCTGTGAAGCTTGGAACTGCAACTGGGCTTGCTGTGCAGCCTGTTGAGCCTGTTGTGCTTCTGGGTTAGGCTGGTTGGCTTGGTCAAGCTTGGCAATAAGTTCTTCACGGTTGGACAAGTTCATATTCTCAACAATGGACTTAACCAGCTCAGGATACATAGGAGTATCGGGTGACATAGTTTGTAGTAACTGTACAAGCTGTGTGACTTCATACTCACGGGCAATAATGCCTAGAGAGCTGGATACGTCAAACTTATAGTCAGCTACTGGGTACAACTCAGGCTCAAACTGCATGTAGCGGTGAGCAGCCTTGGTTACTAGAGGAATGATAAACGACTCTTGGAAATTAATCAAGGTACGCTTATGACGCTTAATGATAGCGCCTAGGCTCATGGAAATGCCCGCTGCGGTACTTTCTCCGTTGATACTACCTGCGATACCCGCTGAGTCAATAGCCCCTGTAGCGGTCTGTACCATCTGCTGTAGGGCACCTGCCTGCGCAAAGGTAATCTGATTGACCTGACCAAAGTTAAACGGCTGTAGTACTTCCGCTGGGTTACCGTTGGTTAGGATTACTTTACCCGGACGTACTTCAGGTCGTGCGCCTCGTGGCATACGGGAAGCGTCCATAGCAAGCATTGGGTGTACGGTAAGGGCAAGAGCGTCGATTCTAGCGCGTAGTTCTGCGTCTAACGCCTTCTGAGAGTTATACCCTTTCTCACATACACCTCGACCCCAGAAACGGCTAGGAACGACATCCCAAGGGAATGCAATAACAGGGCGGTCATTCATCATGTAGGGGTTCTTCTCAGCCTTCAGGAGAGTACCACCATCAGCAATAACAACGATAGCCTCAACGTAGTAGCTGTCATCACCTTCTTCGTCCTCGGACAGCGTTACAGCTTCTTCCTCGGCGTCTGGGTCGGACATTGCTTCGTCCAACAAGTGACGTGGTACTAGACCATAGTACTTGGTAAGACGTACCTTGTCGTCATCATAGGTGGTTGTTAGCTCATGGTCAGGCTCTAGGTCAAAATCAGGAGCCGCTATGCCCACAGGCTCATCACGGTAGACACCCTGCTCTTGTAATTGTTCTACTTGGTGCTTGGAAACAAACTCATCGACAGCAACACCTAGAGCATTCTCTACGGATGTAGCTACGGGGTCGATAAGGAAGTTCTGAGGCATCACGGGGTTTAGCTTAACGCAGGTACGGTCTGTGATGTTGACACCAACAGCCATCAATTCACCGCCCATGACAGGCTGTGTGGCTGGTTTCATTTCCTTTTCCGTTGTAAGCTCAATCTCAGCAATACCTGTACCAAATACAGCAGCATTGATAAGACATTCAGCTACATTCTTACGGATTTTGTTACGTGCAAAGTCTGATTCAAGGCCGTTACGTAGGACTTGTATGTCCATCTTCTCCGTATCGCCTTGGTCATCCTTAATATCAAACCATTTACCACGTCCAAAGGTAGCTTCCTCCAGTTCCGCTACGGAAGACTCCACAGCTTGCTGCAAAGCAGGGGAAATAATCTTGGAACGCTCTGATTGTCGTGTTTTGTCTTCAGCAGACCACTGACCACGCCACAAACGGTAGTATTCATCAAACTTTTGGGAGTAGTTAGCTTCAAAATAATCACGCCAGTCGGTGCATTTTGAGTCTACCCAGTCTTCCAGCCGCTGTAGTTGGAACTTTTCTTCTTCTTCTAACATAGTTTAATACCCTGAGTAATAGTCAGTAAATTCATATTCTTCCTCTTCGTAGTCCATTGCGTAGGCTACTTGTGCCAACTGGTCAATGTACGCCAAGGAATCAATCAAATCATCGTGTACTAGCTTGTTTGGGAACTGAAACAACTCATCTAGGAACTCCGTGTTCCATTCCCCTTTGTTAAGTGTTATGTTACCGTGTTCAAACCTACCCTGTAA